CGATTTTAGAGTTTGCCGAAAAGTTAAAACGATTAGGTGATACTGAAAATTGGAAAGCAGGTAAGAAGATGGAGCCAAAATTGCGTACCTTTGCACCAATCGTAGTGCGTGGTGAAGAAGGACAAGGTGTTAAGTTTTGGGGATTTGGTAAGACAGTTTATCAAGAAGTATTAGCAATCATTTCTGACCCGGATTACGGTGATATTACAGATGCCGAAACAGGTAGAGATGTAGTAATTGAGATTGTTGAAGCAGAAGGTAAAACTTATCCAGAAACTCGTATTCGTGTTAAGCCAAACCAAACACCAATTTCTGATAATGCAGAGTTGAATAACAAATTATTAAATGAGCAGACTGAAATTACTGACATTTATAGTGAATTAACTTATGCAGAACTAAAAGGTGTTTTAGAAAATTGGTTAAACCCAACAGCACAACATGAGGATGAAGATTCACCTGCACCATCGGTTGCATCGGAATCATTAAGACCTCAACCACAAACGGTTCAGGAGCAAGTAGCACCACAACCAATTTCAGTACCTAAATCGGCAGAGCCAGTTACGGAGTTACCGTGGGATGTAGCAGAACAAAAACCTGCTTCTACCAAAGTTGATGTAGCTTCGGCATTTGAAGATTTATTTAATTCATAAAATAAAAAGGAGTTACAATGGCAAAAGTTCAAGTGGATTTAGCACAACAAATTGCCGATAATCTAAATAAGAAATACAAAGACCAAAAGGTTGCGTTCTTTTTAGATGATGACTCGGAGGATGCACCCACCAATATAACGGGGTGGGTGTCCTCTGGGGCAACTATGTTGGATGTGGCAGTTTCCAATAGACCATTTGGAGGTTTTCCAATTGGTAGAATTACGGAAATTACGGGATTAGAGCAGAGTGGTAAATCATTATTATCAGCACACGTGTTAGCAGAAACGCAAAAGCAAGGTGGTGTTGCAGTATTGATTGATACCGAAACTGCGGTAAGTAGAGAGTTCTTTGATGCGATTGGTGTAGATGTATCCAAACTATTATATATTACGGCTGATACCGTAGAGGATATATTTGAAACAATTGATACAATCATTGAGCAAGTACGAAAAGGTGATAAAGATAAGTTAGTAACTATCGTAGTTGATTCAGTAGCAGCAGCATCTACACAGAGAGAGCTGGAAGCTGATTATGGTAAGGATGGATACGCAACTGATAAGGCAATCATCATTTCAAAAGCAATGCGAAAAATCACAAATGTGATTGGTAGACAAAAGATTACATTAGTATTCACAAACCAATTACGCCAAAAGATGAACGCAATGGCATTTTCAGACCCTTGGACTACATCAGGTGGTAAAGCAATTGCTTTCCACGCTTCGGTTAGGTTGAGATTAGCATCAACCGGTAAAATCAAAGCAAAGGATGCAAAGGGTAATGAAAGAGTAGTTGGTATCAAAGTAAGAGCCAATGTTATTAAGAATAGATTAGGGCCACCATTGCGTTCAGCAGATTTTGATATTTTCTTTGATAGAGGTATTGACAACTACGGAGCATGGTTGGGAGCAATGAAAGATTATGACTTTGTTAAGCAAGGTGGTGCATGGTACACATATGTTGACGTTGAAACTGGTGAAGAATTTAAATTCCAAGCCAAAGAATTGCAAGATTTGCTGGAAAATAACCCATCGGTAAAAGAACAAATATATAAACGAATTTGTGAGTTTACTATTCTACAATACAAAAAGGATTCATTAGATACAGATAATCTAGTAGTAGATACGGCAGTATTGGGTGATGAATAAACAAACATATGAACGAGTTATATAAAAGGTTATTAGATGAAGTTAGTGAGGAACATACGAAAGTAAAAGACCAATCATTAAACTCAAAAGTTCTATTAGTAGATGGATTAAATACTTTTATCAGAGCATGGACGGTAAATCCCGCAATGGATGATAACGGTGACCACATCGGTGGTATAACTGGCTTCCTAAAGAGTATAGGTTATGCAATCAGAGAATACAAAGCAACTCGTTGTATCATTGTATTTGATGGTAAAGGTGGTTCGGATAGCCGTAAAAAGATATTTAGTGGATACAAAGCTGATAGAGGTAAAAGCCGTTTTAGAGTAAATCGTCAATATGAAGATATGATGTCAAAGGAAGATGAGAGTGTTTCTATGAAACGCCAAATGATTGGCCTAATAGAATTGCTTGAATATCTTCCTGTTGACATTATGTTGTTTGATAGTATAGAAGCAGATGATGTGATTGGGTATATTGCATCACAATTAATTACAGAAGATGAAGGAGCAATAGTAATGTCATCTGATAAAGATTTTTTACAATTAGTTAAATCAAATGTTGAAGTTTACTCACCAAGCAAAAAGAAATTATATACGGAGCAAACGATTGTTGAGGAGTTTGGCATCCATCCCAATAATTTTATGGTATATCGTTGTCTTGATGGTGACACCTCTGATAATATTAATGGCATTGGTGGGTGTGGTCTCAAAACAATTATTAAGAGATTTCCAGAAGTGGTGGAATCGGAAAGAATAGAGTTTGATAAATTATTTGAGTTATGTGAAGAACGTGGTTCTGGTAAAGGACCTAAAATTTACAAAGATATTATAGATGGAAAACCAATTGTAGAAAGAAATTTCAGATTAATGCAATTAGAAAACCCAGAAATATCATCTAACACGAGATTAAAGATTAATGCTAAATATCAGGAGAATGTATCCAAATTAGATAAATTATCTTTTATTAAAAAAGCAATGAGTATGAAGGTTATTGATGCATTGGGAGATGTAAATAATTGGATAATAAAAAATTTTAGTTTAATTAACAAATATAGTAAATAACAATTTAAACGCGGAGAGAAATCTATGAAGTGCATTAAAAGTAAAGACGGAGAAATCCGAAGAGTATTAGAAACAGAAGCTGACCAAAAGGTAAAATCTTACGGATGGACATTCGTCCCAAAATCAGAGTGGAAAGCATTGCGCGTAAAACCAAAAGAAAAAGTAGTAGTTGCAGTTGATAATAATTTATCAGTTGAGGAAAAGAAATTAAAAAGAAAGAAGCAGGATAAGCAATAATGGAAACAATAGATAATCTACAAAAGTTTGGTCAATCATATCAGGCAAAAGTAGTTGCATCATTGTTGGAATCCCAACCTTTCTTAAATCAAGTTTCCGATATAACCAAAAAAGATTTTTTTGAATTAGAAGCAGACAGATGGATAGTTGGCGAGATTGTATCTTACAATTTAAACAATAATTCTGCACCTACATTAGATGTATTCAAAGTAAAATTGAATGAGGTAGAAACGGATGCCCAAAAGAAAATGATTGTGGACAGGTTACAGCAAGTCTATGATTTATTTGCTTCACCAGATTCGGATTTTATTAAGCAAGAATACTTACAATTTTGTAAAAGACAAAAACTTAAATCTGCAATCTTTCAATCAGTTGATTTACTACAAAGTGGTAAGTATGATGAGGTAGGAACACTTATTCAGGATGCTTTAAGAGCTGGTTTAGAAAACAATTTAGGACACGATTACTTTTTAGATATTCTATATCGTTTAGAAGATGTAAAAAGAAACTCCGTACCTACTGGTTGGAAACCAATCAATGAGTTGATGGATGGTGGATTAGGGCCAGGTGAGTTGGGTGTTGTAGTAGCACCATCAGGTATTGGTAAGACTTGGTTGTTGTGTAAGTTGGGCGCAGATGCAGTAGCACTTGGTTTCAATGTGTTACATTATAGTTTGGAGTTAAGTGAGAACTATGTAGGTTGTAGATATGATACAATTTATACAGGCATTCCTTTAGCAGATTTAAAGAACAACAAAGAAGAAATCCAAAGAAAACTAAAAGGTTATTCTGCTCGCTTAATGATTAAAAATTATCCAAATAGGGGAGCTAGTGTAAAAACTATGAAATCCCATATTGATAAATTAAGAGCGCAAGGATTTATTCCACATCTTATTATTGTAGATTATGCCGATTTACTTAAACCTGTAAATAAACGAGATGGTTTATACGCAGAGTTGGGTGGAGTGTATGAAGAACTACGCGGTATGGGTGGAGAACTTGGAGTTCCAATTTGGACGGCATCACAAACTAACAGAGGTGCATTAGAAGATGAAGTAATCCACGCAGATTCAATTGCAGATAGCTATGCTAAAGTAATGACAGCTGATTTTATTATGAGTGTATCTCGTAAGGATAAAGACAAGTTGGCAAATACTGCAAGGGTTCACGTGATGAAAAACAGATTTGGACCAGATGGTTTAACATTCCCAACAAAGATGGACACGATGAAAGGTGAGATAGAAATATACGATGCTCAATCATCAAATGGTATTATGGCAACCAAAGAAAGTAATAATGGAGTTCAGATAGAAAAGAAATTATTACACAAAAAGTATTTGGAAAATATGCCATCTGACATGGGTTAAAATACTTAAAAAACTACCACACTTACATAGAAAAATCCTATGAAAAGTTGGGTGGAAAAGGTAGTATATACAATACTTATCTATACCTAAAATTGAAATTAGATAAAAAAACTATGAGCAAATTATTTACGGAAAGGGTAGCATATAAACCATTTGAATACCCTGTTTATTATACGGAGGGTTGGCTATTACAAGCTCAAGCGTTTTGGTTACATACTGAAATACCGATGCAAGGTGATGTTAAAGATTGGAATGAAAATCTTACACCTGCTGAAAAGAATTTGGTTGGAAATATTCTATTGGGTTTTGCTCAAACAGAATGTGCAGTTTCTGATTATTGGACGGGTATGGTTACTAAATGGTTTCCAAAGCACGAAATAAGACAAATGGCTATGTTGTTTGGTTCGCAAGAAACAATCCACGCAGTAGCATATTCTTACTTAAATGAAACATTGGGGTTAGATGACTTTGAAGGATTCTTACACGATGATGCAATGAGAGCAAGATTTGAAATGCTAACACAAACTACCGCAGATTGGACACCAGAAGACATAAGAACAAACCCAATTGCAAGAAAAGAAGTAGCAAGAAGTTTAGCAATCTTTTCTGCATTTGCAGAAGGTGTAGCACTATACTCTTCATTTGCAGTTCTATATTCTTTTCAAATGAGAAATCTATTGAAAGGAATTGGACAACAAATGAAGTGGAGTGTGAGAGATGAATCACTACATTCTAAAATGGGTTGTCAATTATTCAGACATATATGTGAAGAGTTTCCTGAATTGTTAGAGGAAGCAAAGGCTTCTATATACGAAGCCGCACATATAATGCAAGGTTTGGAACACAAGTATATTGATAAAATATTTGAAAGAGGTGATTTAGAAAATCTTAAAAAAGATGATTTAAAACATTTCATTACAAAACGAATCAATGAAAAATTAGGAGAATTAGGTTACAATCCATTTGTAGGTGGTGATGATTATTTTCAATACAATGAAAAGAAAGCAAGTGAGTTGGATTGGTTTTATCATTTGACTGGCGGTGTCACCCATACTGATTTCTTTGCAATGAGACCAACGGATTATTCAAAAGCAGGTGAAGGCGAAGATTGGGGAGATATATTTTAATTAAATTATGAGAAATTACGGAGAAGAATTAGGCTGGGAGCTCGATGTAGATTTCCCAAGCTGGGGAAATAATGAGGTATATGTAAAGACTATATCTAAAGGTTACTTACAAGATGGTGAGAAACCAAAGGATGCCTATTGGCGTGTATCTACAAAGATTGCACAACGATTGGGTAAACCACAACTTGCCACAAAGTTTTTTGATTACATTTGGAAAGGGTGGTTGTGTTTAGCAACACCGGTATTATCAAACACAGGTACGGATAGAGGTTTACCAATCTCTTGTTTTGGTATAGATGTGGGTGATAGTATCTATGAAATTGGTTCAAAGAATTTAGAGTTAATGTTGTTGGCAAAGCATGGTGGTGGTGTTGGTATTGGTATAAACCAAATCAGACCAGCAGGTGCAAAGATTACTGGTAACGGAACATCCGATGGTGTAGTTCCATTTTGTAAGATTTACGATTCAACTATATTAGCAACAAATCAGGGTTCAGTTCGTAGAGGTGCAGCCTCTGTAAATATGAATATTGACCATAAGGATTTTGAAGATTGGTTGGAGATTAGAGAACCCAAAGGAGATGTAAACCGTCAATCGCTTAATATGCACCAATGTGCAGTAGTAGGTGATAAGTTTATGAATAAGTTGCAAGAAGGAGAATCGGAAGCAAGAAGAAAGTGGAGTAAGTTATTACAAAAAAGAAAGGCAACTGGTGAACCATATATTATGTTTAAGGGTAATGTAAACAAACAAAACCCAGAAGCATATAAAAAGAATGGATTAAAGGTTTTTATGACCAATATTTGTTCTGAAATTGTATTACACACAGATGAATCACATTCGTTTGTTTGTTGTTTAAGTTCTTTGAATTTGGCTAAATATGATGAGTGGAAAGATACTGATTTAGTCTATACTGCTACAATGTTTTTAGATGGGGTATTAGAGGAGTTTATCCAAAGAGCCAAAGGATTAGTTGGATTTGATAATTCAGTTCGTTCAGCCA